GACAGCAGCGCACTGATACTGCCCTGCCATCTCTCACTTCCCCTCCGAAGTGGGTAACGATTACTCCTATGGGGATTGTATTTGCATCAACGGAGCCTTTGAATCTTTGCTTACGAACCACCCGTGACCAGTCTTGTGTTGACATTCGCATCCCTTGCACTTCTCGTGGTGGTTAGCACTACGCTTGAAATGTCCGGCGCTATTCTCCTCGCCAGCTCTAGTACATTCGTAACAGATCATTATGCTTCCGACTTCCCAATAGCCCAGTACCATTCACGATTTAAGAAAACTATTGTTAGTGCTTTGCGACTTTCATCATTGTCAAAATAACTGATACTAAAAATCGCTCTAAAGATTGACCCTATTGAATCTATCCTGCGTGATTGCTTGTATTTAACCTTCATTCTTATTCTCCTCTTCCGCCTTCTTTGCTGCATCTACTTCCTCTTGAGTCTGTGGTTGATCTCCACTCCATACCTTAGAGGTACTGATTATTCCGTCTGGTGTTGGTGTCATTTCTTTCCTCCTATAGATGTTGCTTCTTTAATTACTCTTTCTAATTCACTATCACCTGGCATAAGTCTATTAAGAAATACATAAGCAGTGTGATAAATACCTGATTCAAGATGGAGTTTTACTAAACTAACAAGATTCTTTTCATTAAGTCCAGTAATTCTCATACCGCAATTACAAGTAATTTGGTATTGAGGTAAACCGCCTATCATTTCTTCTCCTCTAGCCATTGCTCTAGTTCTTGGATTACCCAAGTCTTATTGATTCCCTTGCGCTTGCGCTTCCATAACACATAGTGCAAAGGAGGATCTATCTTTCGTTGCTTGGCATAGTTCTTAGCCTCTACCTCTATCTGCCGCCAGAACTCATCAAGTTGCAGCGACTGAGTGTTCTTACACTCAAAGAGGTAGGTCTTACCAGCAACGACCACTACTACATCACCTTCATCTTCAGCTCCTGCCAAGCGTAAGCGCTCAGCGTCAAAGCCCAGGGATCTAAACCACTTCATAATGTCTATCTCAAAGGCAGCACCCTTGACCTTGTTGTACTTGACACTCACTGGTACATACTCCCTTGGTCAAACCTATTAGATTGAAAGTGCATCTCGCTGATCTGACACGTTGCATAATCTACAGCTAATGGAGTATTTACTGTGCCATCGGCAGCGTGTGGACCGTAGCGATTCTTCACTACTGCCACCTTCAACTCCTTGCGTAATGGATCAAAGCCAAGAGTAAGGATAAGGCTAGGTAGTTGGGCTACCTTGCCGTGTATAGCCCTGCGAGGTGGGGCATTAAAGGTATTGCCGTACTCACTCTGCTCGCTAACGTGGTGGAGAACTAGCACACAGGCTTCAGTCTTTCGAGCCATATCGTGCAACTCCATCATAATAGCGCGAAGCCCTGCCCATTCATTATCTGTTTCGGCAGCCACATTCATCAGGTTGTCTATCACAATCAACTCAGGAGCAATCCCATACAACTCTATGTATGCCTTGATCTCTAACTCAATGTCATCTAATGATGGCGAAGAGTCAAAGACCCAGGATATGTGCTTCATCTTCTCGTTGTATTTATTGTAATAGCCAGTATTAACATTGAGGTTTGTCTCAACAGTAATTTGAGAGTGACCTGATAAATGTGAAGCTGCTCGAATCATTACAGTTGCTGTATCGGTATCGGCGGAAAAGAATAACGTTGGTACTTCTGCTTTCAACGCATAAACCAGAGAAAACATAGACTTACCTACGTTTGGCGCTGCTGCAACCATACAGACTTGACCCCTACGGAATCTAATCTGTGCAGTTTTAAGTACAGGCCACACATCGGGCAGGGGAGTAGCCTTGGTTGTTACACCACTCCAAGCCCTAGTAAGACTAAGCACTTAACCCTCCGGAAACTTCATCTTTTTTCTTATACGAATTGTTCGGCGTTCCATTGGAGTTAGTCCACCCCAAATACCGTGTTGTTCGTTGGCGATAGCCCACTCAGCACATTCAGTTTGGTGGATACAAGATCCACACACTCGCTTAGCGACGATAACAACTCGCTGCCTATTGGTGTCTGTTACTTCAGGAAAGAAAGCATCCATCCCGATCTCAGCACATAAGGGTTCCTCAAATTGCAAAGGGACCCGCATAGGTTATCTAACCCAGACGGTGTCACACTTATCTATCGCGCCTTTAGGAGCTGGACACATCCAACCCTTCCAAGGACCCTTTGCACCCTGACCAGTTCGATAAGTCATAGGACCGTGCTTACAAGTTGGTGCATCTCCACCGGTAGGTGCAGCACCCAGTGCTGCCTCAGCGTAGGCAACGTTAGTTGCCGCTACTGAACTTCCATTAAGTGTGGTGTTAACGCTATTAATCAGCGTTGATACATCCTGAATCGTAGCTAGGTGCGCCTCAAGATCGTGAGCATCCTTAGCGTAAATGTTAATTAGTGTGCCAGCATTAGTTTTGAAGTTAATCTGAAACACTGTGTTTTCACTCGCAGCCATTACTTTCCTCCAGTTAATTTGACAGAAATCCGTTGAGATTCCTCTCCTTGTTTGTAGGGTATGACACCCATAGCCTTCTCAACTTCATCGGTGTCAATAGTCTTGCGACCTGCTACTGGAATCCAATCAACGTAAACTCCAGTAGGTGTAACTCCTTTGATACCTGCTAACGCTTCTTTCAAACCGTCGCGCTGATTCGTTAAGAGTTTTATCTCTTGATCTAATTGCAGATACAACAAGGCGTTCTTATCCACCTCAGCATCTTCAATCACCGGTAACTCTACGCTACCGGTACGACCTTTTTTTAGACCAACGCATCCCATCTCACCAGTAACGTCATAGTATTTGCAATAGTGCTGGCAAAAACTTGCTTCGCGTTCTGGCTCAGGTACCTCGTTGGAATCTTTAATAGCAGCTAACCAGTCTAAGGCTTGCTGTGCCATCACGGGATCATAAGGTTCAGAGTGAACCCTTACATCTCGTTCATCGCCATCCCTGGCTATGGCTACAAGATTGACGTTTCGAGGCTTCCCCTTCCCCGATTTTTCAAGCAAGTAGCCATAGACCTGAACCTGCCAACGCTGTTGCTGACTTGGAAAATAGGAAAGGTTCTTCACCTTTACAGTTTTCCAGTCAACTACGTCACCAGTTTCTGGGATGTAGAGGTCAATGTGGGCTTTCATATCGCCGTATTCAACCTCTGTCTCAACCATATACTTCTCCCCGCTAGGATCGGCTATGGCTAAGGCTTTTTCTATCTCAGCGTGGATCGCTGTTCCCATAATGGCAGCGAGCTTTAACTCATTGTCGTTAGTCTCTGGTTGATCGTTCAACCGATACCAGACCTTACGACGACAGCCGCCTAATTCTGATGGACCCACTTGGGTTTGTGTACTACGAGAACGAGAAGCATCTTTATCTCGAAGGATCTGTATAAGTAATTCTTTCATTTGATTTTAGACTTCTCAAAGTCAAGAACATCTAACAATCTGCGTTCGTAATTGTGGCAGCAATCATTATCGCCACGCTTCATAATGCTTACTTCATCTTCAATTCTTGCAAGTAATTCTTGCATTTGTATTGCTACGGTCTTTTCCATTTCAGTTCCTCTCCTGAGTAACCAGTTGTACAGGCAGTCCAGTATTGGTGTCAAGTATGCTGGCACATTTAATTGAATCGGTGGCGAAAGACTTAGAGGAGTCAATGTCCCACTCGTACTCATAGCTGGAGTCCTTCATAGCCCAGAGATAACCCATAGCAAACTGACCACCGGTACCTAGACCATAGAGACCGTGATCTGCTTGGATAAAGGACATATCGCAGGCAATGTGAAAGAGGTTGCCGTTAAAAGCGATCAGGTAATCAAAACCTGAATCTTTATCACTGGTACCCCACGTGTAGTTGTTCTGATTAAAAGCGGTGATAATACTAGGCACTACTTTCTTTCCCATAAATTGAATAGGATCTTCACCTTTATACACTGGCGGATTCCAGTTGTAGCTCAAGATGTCACCTGGGCGGGTATCTCCCACTATCCCAATAACATACTTGCCACGTGTGACAATCTTGGGAGTGCTACTAGAGATCGTCCGAAGGTTATCTTCTGTGATCTGTGAATCTGCGGCGAGTACAACAAAGCCGTTACCTTGGATACCAGTGAGTGTTGTCATTAGTGAAGTGTAACACGCGACACGCCGTGAGTGCCTTATTCCTTTACTAGTGCTGTTGGTGTCGTTACAATACGAGCCGTAAGGCGAGTTAACGGCACAGCCCTCGACGGGCTGTGGAGAGGTAGCAGACTGTGCGTTTCCGTCTACCAACCCTGTTAAAAAACAAGCTACCTAGTAAGTATGTTTCCGACCTACGCTTTATGGGACCCACCCACGTTTGCGCCTGTGGCTCCACTATGTTCAACGTAATAGTGCAGTTTGAAGAGTATGACATAGCCTGGTGGTTCTTAGATGCCACCTGCGTCAGTTGCGGGAACCTAGTACAAGTTCCCTGTCCTGCTGATAACCCCGAATTTTTGGCATAAAAAATAGAGCCCCCCACTCCAATTAAGGAGCAGGGGGCTACCGCCTCGCAGCGTTTTCAGGTTAACCCTTCTTTGGGAAGGAATCCTTTGGATTGGCCCAACGCAAAAGCACTGGGATAATTGCTGCGATGCCAGCTTTCAAAATGTCACTAGGGCTAGTCTTACCCAAGGTAAAAGCAGTTACAGCACCGGTTACAAATGCTCGACCATAAGTACCAGCAATGCTGGTCATTTGTTCTTTCATCTTGCTATCCATTACTTGCTCCATTTCGGTTTGCCAAATCCCACTACGAATAGCGGAAGTTTGCGAGTGTTGTCTTTCTTGTAGGCTCGTACCTTCATACAGACTTCTCCCCCATTGGACTGTGATCCATTAGGTTTCTTATCTGGTGAGGTGTTGCCCTCAACGGTAACAACGGTGCCGTCAAGATTATCTTTTACTACAATTCCCACGTGATCTACATTTTCTCCACCTGGGAAATCAAAGAACACTATGTCCCCTGGTTGTGGCTTGGCGCTATTAGCAGCAGACCAAGCACCAGTGCCTTGAAACTTTGCTACCCCTGCTGGTGTGTAGACCACATCAGGCATAGCCTTAAAGCCCACCTCGTGGGCGCACCACATAATAAAGCTGCCGCACCAAGGCAGGTGGTTCTTCTTGGTAAAGACTCCGTACTTGGTGTCATTATTCTCGCCCTCAACTGTGCCTATTTCAGCTCTAGCCTTGGCTACAAAATCTTCTCTGATTCCCATTACATTTCCAACTTAGTTTGAATAGCAGCTTGGTTAATCCGTAACTCAATAACATCTTTTTCAATGCGATCTACTGCATCTTTCATAGACTCGCCACCATTGTTATAGAGCTGATACTCAATACGAGTTAATCGAGAGCAAATCTCTTCATTGGCTTGAGCAATAACAGTAACCATTGCGTGATGAAAGGCCCGCCATACTCCGTAAAGGCTTGCTGTACCTACAAAGAAATAGGCATAAACAATGCCTGACCAGTCTGTCGGATTCATTACAATAGGTTCCTAACTCATTGAACGGATAGTGACGAGCAACATTCCACCAAAACCACTAAAGCGTTTATCGGTAGGGGTCTTATTGATGAAGTCAATCTCTTCAATAATTCCGGTATAGGACTCACCAGTACGGAAGTCCTCAATCTTGATAGTGTCACCATTAGATTCAACCGCTTCAAGTGCAGTCAAGCGATCATAAGATGATCCTTCATAGCCTGCCTTGTTACCAAACTTATCGCTCTCACTGTCATAGCAAGAAAGTGGATACTGGATTAGGCGTTGACGAGGAACTGCTGGCAATACCTTGACTTGATAACCAGTAAAAGTTGGACCCTTAGTGGCATCAGTAGTAGAGCGAGTAAAGGTAAATTCAAATCCCATAAACTGCTGAGCTTGGGAAGGGTATGAAATACCCACTTGACCCACTTCAGAGCCCTGTGGGAAGCTACCAATAGTGTATTCATTACCCAGTTGATCTACCGAGAGAATGTTCATACCACCATCGGTTGTATCAAAGCGAGGATTAATGTACTTAAACAACTTGTATTCAAGTGTGTTGTATCGAATGTAGCCTGTGTGCAAGATACCAGTAGGGATTAGATTGGTTGCAGATTCAATGTAAATGCTTCCATTAGACACACCATTGTTTGCTGTGCAAAATAATAAGCGATTAGTATTACCAACAAAAGCGCAAGAAGTTGTAGTGAACCCAGTCAGGCTTGGGTCGTAAAGATCCCAAGCGTAGGAAAAGACTAGGTTAGTTCCCACTTGTTGACCTAGGTTTATACGGGTTACGCCAGGGTTGCCATCTACGTTAGTGGCACACCAAAGATACTTGTCGTATCCGGCAACGTCATAGACAGGTTGCTCTGATTCAAATAGTAATGGGCCGTAGGAGATAGATCCATCAGTGACTGACACATCTGCAATGCGTACACCAAGGCTTGTAGCGATAGCCATAAAGCCAAGATAGTAATAAACCTTGTAAACAATTTCACCTACTGGAAGTTCTGCTGCGGTGATAGCACTGGTAAGTACTGGCATAGAACCGTTGCTTGTCAGGGTAAACTTTTGAATAGTAGATTGGATACCATTGTATCCTGCAAGGTAGATGGCTGCTCCACTTGAAGTAATACTAGTATAGATAAAGCTAGTATTTGGATGGCTATAAACAGCAGTAGGCAGGGCAGAGGCAGTAGTTGCAAACTCATAAACTGAGTTATTAACTGCCATAACCAAGCGTTCTTTAGTGAACTCAATTACTGCGTTAGTTGCCACAATGCCTGTAGCGGTAAACATCAAAGTATCAGTGGTAGTTACATCTCCAGTAAGAGGCTTCTTGTACACGTGGATCTTATTAGCACCACCTGCTGTTTTGTTAGTTATCCAGTAGGCGTAAGTTCCATCATCGCAGATGGCATAAACTGGCTCATCTACACCTGCTGTGTAATCAATAAAGTGTGTTAACTTACCGCCTATGTCAATCTTGTCACCATCGTATTGATCCCAGAGAAGAACAGAATCTTGGGTTACTAGGCCAGTTGAAGCAACAGAGGTAACGTTAACGTTGGTCTTGGCATAACTAATAGTTGTACTAGCAACTGCGGTAAGTACATAAGTGCCATTGAAGGTAGCGTCTATGCCATCTATGTTGACTGTTGAACCTACAGTAAGTAGGTGGGTTCCAATAGTAAGAGTTGCCACATTGGAAGTAAGTGCCTTGTTAGTAACAGTCCAGCTAGGGCGGATAGAGCGAGCAATTTGGAATGGTCGCTTGTTAGGTTGAAGATTACCGGTGGTGTAGTGAGTTGTATTAAGGCTCTTAAGTAGGGTTACTTGACCTTTTTCCCACACATTACAACCCTTGGAGTAGGTGTACTGGTAACGAAGTGTCTCATCTTGTGCTGGCTCAAAGAACTTAATGCCTTGACCTAAGTGGAAAGTTGACTGAGAACGAAGCCACCAACCAGTAAGAGTCTGCTCACCAGGCTCACGGGTAGTATCTAATTGTTGTTTACGGTACTGAGCAGTGACTCGACGATAGGGAGTGTCATCTGCTGCATCTTGGAAGAAGGGCTTACCGCCAATAGCAATGTCATAAGCTACACCAGTAAGGCTGTAGTTCTGATTACCAACTGGGTTGGAAAGTGTTACCGGAATTGCCTCGGTGATGTCACTGCCATAAGCCATTGATTAACCTCCAGTAGAAATAAAAGTAAGCAGTTTAGCCACATACTCAGGTGGTAAAGCAAGTAAGTAAAAGTTACTTAGTGATAGCGGCAATCTCTTCGCCAGTTAGACCCAGTGCTTGCAACTTAGCCTGCGCTGCTAACTTAGCGTCAGCTTCTGCCTGTTCTTTAGCCTCGCGCTCTGCGCGATCTAGGTCT